AGCATCTCACCATAACAATTAATCAAACTACAGAAGAGTGGAGCATTTATGAGTAAATTAGATAAAGAAACATTAGATCGATTGATCGAAAATCTAGCAGGGCTTAATACCCTGCACGATGAACAATTGAAATCACTGAATAGGATGATATTAGGTGTTAGACAAAGGCAGGAGTCTATACAGAAGCAGCTAGCCTTTGCTAGGAAAGGGGATCTTACCAGTCTTAAGCGTTTTTCCGAAAGCGAGTGGGGCTTTAAGGATGATAGCTCCAGTGATAGCTCCACTTAAATCATCTCCGCTATATACGTGATTGCCTGCATCATCCACTGCCACAATGGTTAGTGGATTTTCATCATCTAACACTTTGAAGCCATGCTTCGTTCCAAAATTGATATCTACCTTAAGCATTTTAATGCTCCTATGTATTTTCCGTAATCTTCCCATGTCATGCAGATGGCAGGTGTTCTATACCTAACATCTGCGACAGTGAGAAGAGGGTATTTATTTTCTTTGGTGCAATTAGCCACAATTGCACTTAGCCTCTTTAATGTCCTTTAGATCTAACAGTTTCCTTTTTTTGCGTTCTATCTCGCAAAACACTGTGGATAGTATCTCTAAATCATTGTGGTCATTAATATCAATAGCCACACGCATGTTATCAGTCTGTATGTATACATCTGAATTTGTATAATCTGTAGTCATCATAAATCTCTCTTTAATTTCATTATATTTTAGTGGTAGCCAAATGGGATAATAATTCCCATTAGGCTGCCTTTGGAGATACTTGTACTTACCTCCCTTTTTAATAGGCTTAATTAGATCAAAACCATCACTTACTTGGTGCATCGATCTTAGCTCCATACAAGCCTTTCATTTGCTCTACTAACGCATCACCCACAAGGCTAGGTTGATTACACTTATACAACTCTTTACTGCTGTACTCAGTTTTACCGTTACCGTTAGCAAAGTGCTCACCATTAGTTTTATTTTGATAGGTAACGCCATCATTCTCATTAGCGCCTGTGATATCAGCCCAGTTATCTAACACTGGAGGTATGTACCTGTGATCATCACAACCATTAAGCTGAGTAGGCATATCGATAAAGAATTCATGCTTATGGCAAAACCAGTAACCTTTATCACCTTCAAGATCAGGCTTAACATGTATACATGTTCTGCATGTGGGTGGTGGCGTAGCATCCCCATGACAGATAGGAGAGTGATCGCACCACTTGCACTGGTAATATTCAGGATCAACTCTAAATCGCTCTGGAGGTGTATCTGTGGCTATGATGTACTTAGCTTGTACCACTATGCCCTCTGCCACATGAGCATCATACTTAGTCTCTACCTGCACATAATCGCGTGAGCCACTGTGAGATACAGTCATAAGGTGATGCTTTAATTGTCCATAATGCATATAAGCTTGCGCCTGTATATAGTAGTTATAATTCCATTCTGCTAACGCTGCATCCATGCCATACTTCTCAATAGCGCGTACAAGCTTATTAACATTCACACGATCACTGCACTTATGCTCCCAGATAGCCCATTCACTTCCAAACTCAGGGAAGCCAGATCCTATACCATCACAATGCCCTCTAAAGTGACCACCTATATCAATGAATCCAAACTGCTCACCATTTTGCTTATGTGTTAGGAATTCCATCTCAGGAATAGCATCACGTATTCTCTGTGCTGTAATATCTTCAGAGTTATGCCCATCTGCAAAGCGTAGCAATGATATAGCATCAAAATGAGGCATTGTGCAGAATCTAAAGTCGTACCATAGCTTACGTGAGCAGTCATGCCCTATAGCACTCATTCCCAGATAGCCACGAGTGGGCTTATCTGGTTGTGAGTCCTCAATATGCTGCTTTATTAAATCAGTTGTTTTCATTACTTGAATGCATCTGGAAGAGGTGAATCGAAATCGTCAGTGCTTTGCGTGTTAGAAGCTACACTGTTAGATCCACTGTTGCGACCTTGTGCGCGTACACCATTAATGTTCTGATACTTGCCTTTAGTCTTAAGCTCAATATCCACACCTTTATTTTCAAGCTCACTAGTATCATTCATATCTTGAATGCCTACAGCTTCTGCTATCTGCTTAAGTTGCGAGTTAGCAATATCTCTAACTTGTTGATTCTCACTAAAGATATTAAGCCATATCTTTTTCGTTTTCCCTTCCATTGTGCCAGTCATAGCTGTTAAGTCTATCTGCACCTGATCAGATCCATCTAACTGGCTAATAATAACTGTGGCACTTGTTATGATGAATGCGTGCCATCCATCTGGGAATTGCATAAAGCCTCCCTCTGATATTTCAATGTCTTTTTGTTTCCAATTAGCTAAATTACCCATGATTATTTACCTCTGTTTTGATATGCATTATTGAATTCATCCCATGATAATGGGAGAAGTTTAGGGAGTTTGTAGCGATTCTTAGCCACATAGCTAGGAGCGCCATCACAGTACATAACACGATCACCTGTACTAACAGCACGATTACGTGTATTGCCGAAACCTTTCTCTTCTTTTGATACAGTTACTTGCCAAGTAGCAAATAAAATAACATCACAAAATTCTTCTATTTTTGCAGAAGCTTTTTTGTGGAGTTTAATTCCGTGGGCATCATAGGAAGGTTGAAGTGGATCAGTAATAGGTTTGATACTGTCGTGAGCTGTTAGAATGATTATCATATTATTTTCATCACGTAAGTACGTTAAAGCCTTAAAAAACTTTTCCCAAAAAATCATGGCTTGATTGTAGCCATCTCCATAAGGGATATCAGAAATGGATTCTACTTTCATCTTTGCGCAGACAGCGTTCCATATTAATGTTTCTAACCAATCTAATGAGTCGAGGCATAAGGTTTTGAAGTCATGCTTTTCAGTAGCAAGCCAAGCCAAGTTAGCTATTACCTCATCAAACGAATGAGACAATGGGAATGCAGGTGTATCTAGATCACCTAGTCCATCTTCAGTTTGAATAATAATAGGGCTTGGAGCTTGTGCTGCGAAGGTAGTCTTTCCGATACCTGCATCACCATAAATACATATTCGAGGGGGCTTTTTAACACTTTGCTTCAATGATTCGAGAGTGATCATTGGTTTTTTAGCTGTAGAATCAGCCATAATTTTCTCCTTTGTTTTGTTGTTGTTTTGTGGAAGAGAAGATTAGTTACAGAAAATGACAATCGCAAGGGGAAGAAGTGATGCTCACTGTTAGTTCAACTAAGAGTTCAACTAACAGTTGATGAGTGAGTCGCAGAGCTAGACGTACTCTTGATCTGGTAGTTCAACTAAGAGTTCAACTACCAGTTAAACTATGGGTGAGCGATGCTAATTTAATGGTTTTTTTCTTGTGATTATTATTAAGCTAGGCAATGCTCACCCTCCAAAAGCAAAAACAGATTCAACATAGGAGATCACAATGAGTGAAATTAAAGCACCTAAAAAACCAGTTCATCCAATCCCAAACTGTAATCAAATTAGAAGAAATGATCATGTGAATTATGTGATCGATAAGCTAGGTGGGCGCATGGAAGTAGCTAAGATACTTAATATTAATCCTAGTGCTGTCAGCCACTGGAAGAATTGCATCCCGCCTATTAGCGGATTAAGGCTTGCTAAGTATGCAGAAGATGCAGATATCCCTTTATATTTAGAAGATATTTTCCCAGAGATATACTTACCTCAAGCGTTAGATGCTACATCCGAGAATATTATAGACTCTGGAGAGTAGCATGGATTATGACAATATACCCGATGAATTGCGCGATCATTCAAACTGGGTAGGATGGCGTTTTGAGAAGCGAGGCTTCAATACTACTAAAGTTCCATATCAGATTAAGCAACCAGAAAAGAAAGCCAGTAGCACAAATTCAGATACATGGTGCAGCTATGATGAAGCTGTGGCAGAAGCGGATCAATTTGATGGAATAGGATTTGTATTCACTGAAGAAGTAGGAATTGTTGGTGTGGATATCGATAAGTGCATTGATGATGATGGAGTGATTGAGCCATACGCATTGCATTGGATTGAAGAGGCTAACAGTTATACTGAGTTCTCTCCAAGTGGAAAGGGCTTCCATATTTATATTAAAGGAAATCTTGATGTATGCCTTAAGCGTACAGTGGGCGAGATTTATAATAAAGGTAGATTTTTTACTATTACAGGTAAGGAGTTTAATAGTATTGATGTGGTTAGGGAGAATCAAGCAGCTATTGATATGATCAGTCAGAAGATAGCTGAGAAGCCACTTAGCGATATTGAGCCACCTAAACCTATAGCGCTGCCACCAACCACAAGTGAAGCCCATGAGCTAATTATACAATTCTGTGAAGAAAGCCAGTCTTATGAGCTGTGGAATAAGCTTAAGGATCTGCCAAGCCAGAATGAATATGATCTAGCTATAGCCACACGCGCATACATTAGGGGCTTCAGTGTTTATCAAACGCAAATGCTGATCTATGAGCACAGGTGTAAATGGAATGAGAATCCTGATAAAGGATTAAGGAAGGATTATATTGAGGCCACACTAGAGAAAGCATCTAACGTGGATGATGAGGTAGTTCAACAAACTCTAACGCCTAACTCTAAATTCTGGGTAGATGCTTATGATCTAACGCATAATCCAGTAAAGCTAACATGGCTGATAAAAAACTATCTACCCACAGAAGGTATTGCATGGCTTGCAGGTGAGTGGAGTAGTTACAAAACATTCCTAATGCTAGATATGGCATATCATGTGGCTATAGGGAGAGATTGGTGTGGCAATAAGGTTAGGCAGGGAAAGGTGCTCGTTATCAATGGTGAGGGTGCAGGAGGTTTAGCTAAGCGGTTGAAAGGATTAGAGCTAAGATATGGTGTGGAGCTTGGAGAGAATTTATTACAGGTATCAATCAATGCTGTGATGATAAATGAGAGGCGTGAGATGGATCAGTTAATGGTTGATATCTTAGCGCTAGATTATGAGATTGATTTCATCATAGTAGATACAAAGTCTGCAAACATGGCAGGAAGCGATAGCGATGCAGCCACAATGAATAATTGGATTAACGCTTTGCGTAAGTTGCAGATCACAATGAATTGCATGGCAGCAGTTGTAGATCACGTAGGGCATGATAATAAGGAAAGGATGCGTGGCTCATCACAACAAGCAGGTGCAGCAGATGTTGCTTACCTGTTAAAGCGACCAGATGCAGAGAGCGACATGGTAACTCTCAGTGTTTATAAAGATCCAAAGGATTTTAAGCAGCCACCTGAATTAAGTTTTATGCCTGAAGTTATCGAGCTACCACCATCATGGAATGATGAAGATGGTGATCCAGTGAGCACGCTAACGCTACGCAATTGTGCGACTGCTCCTACTGTAGAGAGGCGTACATTATCTGTTGAATCAAAAGGATTAGGGGGCAATCAATTGAAGCTGATTAATTATATACGCACTCGTCACATGGAGATCAAAATACGATTGAATGAAGCCAGTAGTGATATCCCTGCTACGTTAGAGCGCTTAGAGCTTAGAGAGTGGGCGAAGGATCACGGGATTAGCAGACAAAGCTTTCCGCAGGTAATGACAAAGCTTGAAGAGAGGGGATTGATTATATCTATAGCTAATTCCCCTCACATAAGATACATGGGCGAATAGATATGAGCGTTAGGTCGAGTGGAGGAATGTCAAAAAGAGGTAAGCTGCTTGGCAGCTTAACCTCAAGTTTTTTACATGTCCACCTATTCACTGATGTTTGACTATATTTGACTATATTTTACTGAATTTTACATTAACTAACTACTTTTGACAGGATAACGATTATGGCAAAACTAAGCCCACAAGAGCTACTACAAAAACAGCTAAAAATATTATATGTACATGCAAGCAGAGCAGGTGCAGGTGTTGAAGATGAAGCAGTGAGAATGATTCACGAGATCAGCGATGATGGCAGCTTACCTGAACAGGAGTATCACGATGCACCTGTTAGCTTTGATGAGCTACTGCGCATAGGTGGTGAGATCGATGTAGTGAAGAATGGCTTGATCGAGCTTTATACATTTCTGGAAGGAGATGATATCGAGGTGAAATCAGCTAACCAGATAATACTATTAAATTGAGGTGATATATGAGTGATATAGCAGATTTAATAATTAATGGTGTGATATGCGATATATGCTACTGGCCACTGAATGAAGCGATGGGCTTTCCTAGTACATGTGCAGAGTGCATAGATGATGGTATAGCACTTAATAATATGAGTAGTCGAGGTAAGCCAATGAAGCTCAATGATAGTGAGACTTTAGAAGCCTTAGCAGAAGATAGAATTGATGGAATTAGAGATGAAGGAGGTGAGTATGAGTAATTATGTTATAGGTATCGATACTGGATCAAAGGGTGCTATGTCACTGTTTAGAGATGGAGAGCCTATTGAGGTTGTTGATATCCCTAATATGCCAACACGAGATAAGAAATTAATAGTTGATGCACGAGGACTATTTAACATTATTGGTAACTGGTGCGTTCTATGTGATGCACAACCTAAAGTGATCATTGAAGATGTACATGCTATGCCTAAGCAAGGTGTCACAAGCTCATTCAATTTTGGTATGAGTAAAGGCTTGATTGTAGGTGTTGTTGTAGCCAGTAATTTAGGCTTTGAATACGTGTCACCTAATAAGTGGAAGAAGATGTTTAAGCTAAGTGGTACTGAAAAAGATTTTGCACGTACAGCAGCTATTCAGAGGTGGCCACACATGCATAAAGATCTAAAACGTAAAAAGGATATTGATCGAGCAGATGCTTTGTGGATAGGTTTGTCAGGCTATAAGTGACTAACACTCACCCATAATGGTGTAGGTGAGCATTGCTAACAGTTGTACTAAGTTATTGATGTATTTCTAGTCATACGCTATTTTCCTTTGAGTGAATATTGAACACTTTATAGGGTGATGAATGCCTGCTCCAAAGCGTATAAATAAACAGATTTATGATGATGTTGAAGTATGGGCTAGTGAAGGTCATACGCAGGCGTGGATAGCGATACAACTAGGATGGCATGTAGATACACTCCGTAAATTATTTAAAAAAGATGATCGCTTAAGAACCGCATGGGATAAGGGTTTAGCGTTAGAACGTGATCAGCTATTTCTAGCGATTCGTACAAAGGCTATGGGAGGCTCTATGCCTCACGCTGCTGCATTTGCTAGAGAGAGGTATGGCGATGAGCTTAATCCCCAAAGGAATGAGAAAGGTAGTGGAGCAGGCGTTACTATCATTGTTAATCATCACTTGCTAGGTGTGCAGGATGGGAGCGAGATTAAGGAAATAAATGTTATTGAGCATGAGTATACACATGCATCTCCACAGGTAAGTGACCGCTTACCTATAGATACTGAGTAACTAAGGGGATTTAACATAATGAATGTTATGCGCATAGGTGAATCGTTTAAAATCAATGACTTAGAATGTGTTAGATGGACTTTGCTCCGAACGTGCAGCTATCGTGCGCAGAAAAAAAGCTTTTTTGAGAGGTCGAGTCACGCCTTTTTTAGGGGGGTGGGGGGCGAAAAAACGCATTTACGCGCTTACCTCCTTACTACCCGCACACAAATTATATCACCTAACGATGAGCATTGCTCTCATGGGTAAGAAGCTAGAGATAGATATCCCCTACTTCCCTCGCGATCTACAATCTGAGATCCATGCGAGCCTTAGAGAGAAAGGCATCAGAATCCGCTTTGCATGTTTGGCTATTCATAGGCGTTTCGGTAAATCAGTTTTTGCTATTAATGAATGTATTGATGGAGCACTAACATGCCCATTACCAAACGCTAGATTTTTTTATGTAGCGCCTACGATGAAGCAGGCTCGATCTATCGTATGGGATTATTTGAAGGAATTTACGCGAGGCATCCCAGATATGCGCTTTTACGAAACAGATCTGCGTGCAGAGTTTCCTAATGGTGCGAGAATCCAGTTATCAGGTGCAGAAAATTTTGAAACATTGCGTGGAAATTATGTTGATGGAGTTGTGTTAGATGAATGGGGAAATATGTCACCACAGATATGGCGTGAGGTATTACGGCCTGCATTAGCAGATAGGAAGGGGTGGGTTATATTTCTAGGCACTCCGAATGGTAAGAATCACTTCTACGATTCGTATAAGGAGGCAGAAGCTACAGAAGGATGGTTAGCCAGAACTTATTCTGCACTCGATACTAAGCTTATTGATGCTGAAGAATTAGAAGCAGCCCGTAAGACAATGGGTGAAGAAGAGTTTAGGCAGGAATTTTTATGTGACTGGAGTGCAGCAGTTAGGGGTGGTTATTATGGTGCTGAAATGTCGCGCCTGAAGATGGAGGGTAGGGTATTAAATATACCCCATGCTAGGCAGCTCCCTGTGGATATCAGTATGGATCTGGGAATGGATGATGCTACGAGTGTTTGGTTCACTCAGTCTGTGGGTAATGAGTTGAGATGTTTAGCATACCATGAATGGACTAACACCTCACTGCTAGACATTATGGATGAAATGCGCAGAATGCCTTTTGATCAGTATCGTTATGGTAAAGCCTTTCTCCCCCATGATGCAGAAGTAAGATCTTTAAATGATGGTAAGACTAGAACAGAGATGTTAGAGAATAGCCACATGTTTGAAGAAGTGATTGTTACTCCACGTATTCCTGTGGCAGATGGTATTAACGCTGTTAGGCAGTTAATGCCTCAAATATATATGGATCGAATCAAGTGCTCTCGTGGCATTGATTGCTTAGATAACTATCGCAAACAGCATGATCCTAAAACTGGGATCTTTAAAGATACTCCAGTGCATGACAAATTTTCTAACGGTGCGGATAGTTTTCGTTACCTTGCTATTAATCATCATCCTGAAATGGGTGACACAATGGAGCGAGCACGTATATCTAAATGCAGAAATACTGATACCCGTTACAAGCCACGAGTAATAAAAACGAGTGCAAGCCATGCGCGTTATTAGAACAGGTAGAAAAGCAAAGCCACAGCCTGCCATGTCTGAAGTAGAGGTGCTGCAAGGTTACTGGGAGTTAGAATCTAATTTAGGTTTGCGCTCAAACCCACAAGATAAATTATTACTGGATATACCAAAATTATATCCAGTGCCATTAACAGAAGAGGAGTTAGACCTATGAAGCCTGAAGATATAATTATGCGTTTAAGACGCTTAGAATCTGGTCGTACAACAGTGCAAGATATCTGGGATGAAATCACCCGTTACATCGCGCCTTATCGTGGGCGTTTTTTTAAAGATGAGCGTAGTGAGAATAGTATAGAGTGGAGGCAACCGTGGCTATTCGATTCGACTGCGGTAATGGCGAGCCAAGCGTTAGCAGCGAACTTACATTCGCGGTTGACCTCCCCCTCTTTTCGATGGTTTGGTTTACGCTTTCGTGAGCAGGCTTTAAATGATGATCGTGATGCAGCAGAGTGGGCAGATGAGTGCTCTAATAGAATCTTTAATGCTTTGCAGGATTCTAACTTTAACGTACAGATAGCAGAGGCGTATCAGGATTTAACGGATTTTGGTACAGCGATGGTGTTTGAAGAAGAAGAAAAGAATATGCGTGGTGATTGGAAGGGTTTGGATTTTACAGCCATACCATTAAAGGAGTGTTATTTTGAGCAGGATAGCAAGCAGCAGGTGTATCGTTTCTACCGTAAGATGGAGCGCACATACGCGCAGTTAGTTTCGCAGTTTGGTGAAGCCTGCCCACAATGGGTGAAGGATGAAGCTGAAGATCCTAGTGCTGATCCTAATAAAAAAGAGATAATTGTTTTTGCTGTCTATCGTAGACCTGAAGTAGATGTTGATGATATTGATCTAACGAAACCATTAGATGCTAAGAAAAGACCTTATGGTTATAGGTGGGTGTTGTTTAAAGATGCATCTCCATTAAGTGAAGAAGGTGGTTATTATGAAATGCCTGCATACGTGCCTAGATGGAGAACTACATCTTCTAGCATCTGGGGTAACAGTCCTGCTATGGTGGCTTTGTCTGACGTACTTAGTCTTAATCGGCTTATCGAGTTGCATATTCAATCTGCTGAGAAAGTAGTTGATCCTGCAACTCTCACAACAGATCGTGGTCTTATATCTGATCTTGATCTTAATCCTGCGGGGCTAACGGTTGTGCGTGATCTTGATGAAGTAAGAGCGTATGAAAGCTCTGCACGTTTTGATGTGAACTATCAAGAGATAGAGCGTTTCAGAAATCAGATTCGTGAATACTTCATGCTTGATCAGTTAATGCTTCCACCTATGGAAGGTACACCTGCTACAGCTACAGAGATATCTGCACGTATTGCGCAGTTAGAGAAGTTCATCGCGCCTACGATAGGTCGTTTGATATCTGATCTACTTGATCCTTGTATTACTCGCACATTCAATATTATGTATCGTGCAGGCCAATTACCTGAAATGCCTCAAAGCGTTATAGATAGTGAGTCTGATTTCAATATTGAATATGTGGGCGCTCTAGCTCGTTCACTAATGCAGGATCAAGTTGATTCAGTTAATAGATGGATGAATGATTTAAGTTTTGCTGCTCAAGTTAATCCAGAAGTGTTAGATATTCCAGATTGGGATGCTATGTATAAAGGTACTGCGCAAATGATGGGAGTTCCTGCAAAGTTTTTGAGATCAGATAGTAATATCAAACGGGATCGGGAAGAGCGTAATGCACAAGCGCAGCAGCGTGTGGAGGGTGAAAACATGGAGCAGATGGGTAAAGGTATGCAGGCATTAGGTAAGGGGCAGGAAACAATGGGAGCTGCTATGCCACTACCTATAAGCGCAGCTCCTAAAGGTGCTATCTAATGGCTAGTGCTACCGAGGTGAATGAGAAGAGAAAGCGCGTGGCTGTAGCATTGCGTGCTTTTCTTCAAACAGAAGTAGGGAAAGAAGCTGTGGACTTGTTAGCCAGTGAGCTTAGCATTTACCCATTGATAGGAAAAGATACTCACTCAACCTATCGAAAACTTGGTGCGCATGAAGCGTTAGAATTATTTAAAAAACTTGGAGAATAAAAAATGAGCACAGAAGAAAGTACAACAGTGGCAAGTGACTGGAGAGAAGTTATCCCTAAAGAGATTAAAGAATGGGATGAGTTTAAAAACAGTGATACGCCTGAAAAATTTTTTGATCAAATGTCGCACATGCGTAGCATGATGGGTAAGTCTATTCGCGTTCCTAGTGAAGAGGCGGGGGAAGAAACATGGAATGAGTTTTATGGCAAGCTTGAATCTAAAGCGCCTGATCTTATGCGTAAGCCTAACATTGATGATGATGCTGCTATGGAGCAGACATATCGATCACTGGGTAAGCCAGATACACCTGCTAAATATGATCTTCCTGAGTTTGATGATTTTGAGATACCTGAATCGCGTGCATCTCAGTTAAAGGAGTATGCCCATAAAGCTAATCTAACTAAAAAGCAATTCAAAGCGTTAGCCAGTGATCTACTGGGCTTTGATAAGCAGATAGTAGATAAAACTACAGATCAAGTGAATCAAGCTCGTGCTGCGCTCAGTGATGAGTGGGGCGATGCTTTTGAGCAGCGTTTCTCGTTAGCACAGAAGATGGCTGAAAGTTCAGGCGCACCTGAATCGCTAATGACAGCTATCAAAGAAAAAAAGATTGATGCTGACACGATGAGATGGTTATTTAACATGTCAAAGCAAATGACTGTGGAAGGTAGGCCGATGGCTACTGTGGATGATCTGGTAGAAGCACCTGCTGATATTCAAGGTCGTATAGATGATATGATGAATAATCAAGCTCATCCTTACTGGGATTCATCTCACCCTCAGCACAAAAAAGCTGTAGATACCATGATTGAATTACGCAGAAAACTGGTAGCGTAATTCTTAAAAGTGAGCATTGCTTTTTGTTATTGCATTGCTCCCTTTCTTGTTCTATTTTTCAACTAACTGCTTCCCTATGGGCAGGCATGACAATCTAACTCTCAAATGTGGCAGAGTTAGTATTGCTCATGTTCCACATGGAACAGCGTTGGAGAACGATAACCTTAAGACATCGAGTCCGTTATGGGTAGCTCTAGTCGATTAATTTTTTACATTAAATTAACTGCACTGGAGAATCATCATGGCAGGCGGATTAAATATTGATAATGTCTATATTCAGACATTTGAGCAAAACGTACAACACCTAGCACAACAAATGAATACCAAGCTACGCGGAACTGTAATGGAGCGCGGTACTAACGGTAATATTCATAACTGGGAAACTTTAGATTTTTCAGATGCTATTGATAAAACAACCTCTGCACCTCCTACGCCTAACGTAGATCTTCCGTGGAATCGTAGACGTTCTATTGCTGAAACTAAGCACACTGGTTCGACTGTTGATAATGAAGATATCGTTCAGATGTTAGTAGAGCCTAAATCTAACATTGCGTATAACTTATCTATGGCAATGAATCGCGCAATTGACGATATCATAATCGCTGCTGCTAATGGAGATGCGCAAGATGGTACAGGTGCGCTTATCCCATTACCTGCGGGTCAAATTGTAGATCGCTCTACTGAATCAGTTAGCTTTGATGCTTTGACTGAGATTCAAGAGGTATTTATGAATAACGATGTTGATCCTGCGCAGCCTAAAGTTGCTGTAGTTTCTCCTGCAATGGTTCGTAAATTACTTCAACTAACTGAGCAAACCTCACGCGATTTCGCGGTTGCTCCTGCGGGCGCGGGTACAGCTCTTCAGCAGCTTAATGCTTCTGGCGTAGTTGCAAATTGGATGGGCTTCACTTGGATAATGAGTACCCGCTTACTAAGTTCGTTAGGTGTGGTGGATGCATTATTCTACTGTCCAGATGCTTTAGGCTTGCAAGTGAATGAAGATATCACTATTCAGGTAGCTCAAGATCCATCAGCTTCTTTCGCTTGGAGAATCTACGCACGCTTAACAATGGGTGCAGTTCGGGTTCAAGATAAGAAAATTGTTGTTGGTCGTTTCTTAGATTCAGTGTAAGGAGTAACTTATGAACGATTGTTGCAAACCACAGCAAACACCACAGCAAGGTACTTTTGTTAAGCCGAATCAACAAGGCTACAACCAGTACAAAGGTGTTAAGAAAGGTCAAAGTGGCTCTGTCACTAAAGGCTAGCAGTGAAGTATATAGAGGGGGAGCTATGCTCCCCTTTTTTCTAGGAGAAGATTATGAAGCCTAAATCAGGTGTAGCACCATCAAGTTCACAACAGGGTACGCATAGTGCTCGTGTTATTCACGGTGCAGGTAATGGTACAGAGCCTGCAAAACATGTGGTGAATTATCCTTCACCCAAAACACTTCCAATGCGTGATCCGCGTGGCAAATAAAGGCAGTTATTATGAGTAAGACTAATGGAGCAAACATAACTCAAATTAATGCGATTAAGCGATATTATGATGAGGGTTATTCACCTGAAAATATCTCTGATTACACTCGTGTAAAACTTGAGATTGTTTCTAAGTTTATAGACCATTTCAAAAAAGGTGGTGAGGTTAAATCTCGACCAGTTGATATCAAGGTAAGACCGACACCTAAAGTTGAAACTACGGAAGATCGTGTGGCTGAATTTGTTGAAGAGAGCGCAGAAGAAAAGCCTAAATTTCGTAAGAAGCCTACTGCTGAATAGAGGGTATTCTAATGGCGATATTATTTGATGTAAGTATAAATGTTCCGTGGTTAGGAGTTGCTAAAGATGCAGTGGCTAACGCCATCATTCCTGTACCTGCTGATCACTGGTCAATTATAGGTAATCAATTAAGCTCATCACGCATAACTGAAGCACGAGCTGTTATTGATAAGCTTAAATCATACGTTAGAGATAATGAGTTAGGTGGAGAGGCAGGTGCTGCTATCTATATCGTTATGCCTATCGGTGGTGGTAATGCAGATATTCGAGAAGAAGCTTCTGAAGCTGCTATCGCTGTAGGCGAGATAGCAATAGGTATTTCTCCAGAGATTAGAGCGCGTGGTCGTGGCACAGTAGTAACAGATGTGGCTGTAGGTTATTGCGTAACAAAGCTTAAAGAACTTTGTTTAGTTTGCTAGGAGCTTAAATGCCTACTGTTAATGATACTAAATTTGATGCACTTCGCACGCTAGGCTATACAGGCTCTATAGGAGATATGGAGCTTGTGTATCTTCAGGCGTTAGGAGCGACTGCGAATACAGTACAGGATGCATGGAAGCAGATTATTGATGCTACCTTCCCTGTAGAGCTGCCTGCATTGAATGAAGGTATGTTTGCATATTTCAAATTGCAGGGAGCAGTGGGTGAGTCGTTTAATGATGTTGCTATTAGTTTCTGGGGAATTGTAGGTGGATCACCACCACCTACCTCTAATGTGACATGGCATTATCCTTTTCTTAATGATGCGTTAGATACTAAATCTCTTAACACTGCTGTTCATATACATGGATCTCCACAGTATTCTATTCGTGAAGGATTGTTAGTTAATAATGCTATCGATGTGCCTGCAATTGGTTTATACGGTATTGAGCCTAGACCACAAGATACATCTGCTCATTGGTGGCATTATGATGTTACTCAAAATGATGCAGCTCCTAATCCAAAAGGGTGGAGTAATGATATTGGTTTAACTAAGCAAGTTGTAGCTGATACAGCTCCAGATCTCACTGGTTCTATTGGTGTTTTGGATGAGATTGCTGTGGTAGGTTTTAAGCAGATCGATATGTCATACAGCACTAACGATATATTAGGTGGTAGAATCAGAGGCGGGCTTTTTGTTAAGCCTTTAGGTGATTCTAGATATATTAAGCTAACAGGTGAGCCTAGTTCATTTGTTGTATTTGATATCTTTACTGGTAACTTAGTTACCTCTGAAAGTTCAGATTATGGTGATTCAGGTATTTTATTGTTAGATAGTGGATGGTGTTACTGCTATTTTGATACTGGCACTGTTGGCATTGGTTCTGATCCTGCACATGCAACAATAAATCTGTTAGATAATCTATATAATGAATCTTATTTAGGTGTTGCAGGAAATGGTATAGGTGTTTATGGGGCGCATTATACAGCTACTGGTACATCACGTTATGCGCCTGTTCTATCTCCATCTAATAGTTCTGTTACTCGTTTAAATGTTGCAGATGTTTATGCACCTGTTACTACGCCTACAGATAGAAATTATACAATTTACTTTGAAGCTATTAATACAGCAGGACTTCTTCCAGTTGCTGATATAAGTGGTGATGCAATATCAGTATTCTCTACATATACAAATGGTGATTTTGATACAGCAACAGAGGGCTTTGCATTCGGTTTACTTGCAAATTTAGTGGGTGATTTTGGAATGTTTGCTAGCTCTATTGAAAGCTGCAATGAACAATGTTACGTCAGTTTAAGCGATTGGCCGCTTGGTGAGATGAAGCGCTGCATGTTAGAAGTTAGAGATGGATTACCTTTAAGGCTTACAGTAGATGCACAGACTGGAGTGATATTTGGTGTTCCGCTATCTATTTATCCAATACTACCTGATTCGTTTTATTTGTGGGCGAACAATGCTTCTATAACTGAAGATGATATCTTTTTTGGTATTAGAAACCTTAAGCGTATAGAGACTATAGGTTTAACATTAACAGGTGCTCAAAATGCTCAATAGTCATTTGCTAACTTACTGTGAAAACTGTGATGCTTTGCAAGCATGGTTAGCTGCTAACTATAATGATGTGCGTGATTTAGTTTTCCAGTCTCATAATGGCTATAGCGTTGGTAAGGCGAAATATGTATTTATGGGCTTTGATAAGTTTAAAACAATTAAAAGTGATGATGAGATAAGCTCATTAACTTTCGTTATAGTTAGAAATCAGCGTCAATTAGATGTGCTTAATAATTCACCTATTGAGATATTGGCAGCAGGTGATTGTAACGATCCTGATAATTGCCCTTATCAAAAAGTAGTTGATGATCCTATCAAGCTTGCTAAATTCCGTAGCGTTCTATCAGAAGAGAAGCAGTTAGAAAAGTTTGGAAGTGAGTTTAGATTTTGCGTAGTAGGAGAATAACATGCCTAACGCATCACCCATACAAAGTAGTTTCGGTTATGGTGAGATAACACCTAAGCTTAGAGGTAGAACACAGTCTGAAGAATATAACTATGGATTAGCTTATTGTGAGAATTTTCGCGTAACTCCACAAGCCACATTAGAAAAGCGTAATGGCAGTAGATTTATAGAGAATACGGGCGAGCAAAATGCTGTAGCTAGAACTTTTAGGCAAATTGGAGCTAATGATAAGGTTGTGGTTATTGGTGATAACAATGTCACTATGTATGATGTTAATGGTGTGTTAGAAAGTTTAGCTACAGCAAACCTTATTACAGATCCTACATTCCTTAATGGTTTTGCAGATTGGACTACAATCGAAAACACAGCAAACACAGGAACAGCGCAAACACAAGCAGTCTCTAATGTTGGTTGTAGGCTTAGAGCAACATGCAACAATATAGATAGTTTTGCTAACGCTAGTGTTGGTAATGCAGCAGTTTATCAAGATGGTATAGTTATACCTGTTCTAGAGGCAGAATATACATACACTGTTAGTGCAGAGTTTTTAGCAAATACTTCAAATAGAAGGAGAGGGGGATTTGTAACTATATCACTAAGAAATGGATCTAATTTAGCCGAAATATTGGGTGATATACAGATCAACTATAACGCTAATACTACATTCCCTTCGCCAGTTTCAGTGCCTAATATTGGTGAGGTAGAAGATTACGAAATTACTTTTGATTTAGCAGGTAGGCCAGATATTGTGGATCTTACTGTGCTCGTTCAAGTGTTTAATGATAATCAAAATGTTAATCCTAAAGATAGAGATAGAGAGTTAAATTTATTGTTTAAAAACTTTCTACTTGTTCAGTCTAACATACCACCTATTCCTGTAGTTTGGTCAACACCTACATCATGGATAGGTAAGCTTAAAGATATACAAGTTGCGATGGATAGCGCCACAGGCACGATGATCTTTACAGTGTTAGGTGGCAATATGCATATATTAACCTATGTAGCCTTAACTGATTCATGGGTGTTTTCACAGTACCTTCCTACACAGCCATCACCTAACCTATGGGATAATAATCAGCCTAGCGTGTGTGCATTTCATCAAGGTCGATTATATCTAGGCGCTGCTCCAGATAGTTTAAGTACAATATGGGCTTCGAGAGTTTGGGATTATTTCGATTTTGAAGAAGATAATGCAACTCCAGAAGATCCGTTAGATTTTCAGTTGGCTGTGAATGGGAAGATCCAATGGATGCTTGGATTAAAGACTTTACTTATAGGTACAGATCTAGGGCAGGTAGTTGGAACTTCTACTGGATCAGTTATTACAGCAGATGATTTTAACTTCGCTACTGAGCAGACATGGGGTTCTGCATACCTTGCTCCTGCTGCTACAGGTAGGGAAGCTATCTTTGTTAGCCCAGAGTTAGCAAGGGTGCGCACTATGATTGATGGCGGTGATAGCTCGAATAGTTATGAATCAATTGAGCCTTCAATTATTGCAGAGCATATTTTGCGTAAAAAAATATGTCAGCTTACTTATGCAGAGAATCCACACTATGAGTTATCAGCTATTATGTTAGATGGCACTATAGCTGATAGTTGCTACTTCAAAGCTATACAGGCAAATGGATGGTGGAGAGAAACTACGCAAGGTTCATTCATAAGCGCAGCAGTTGCAGAAGATCAAACAGGTAGCTCAAAGTATGTGCTAGTTGATCGTGATGGCAGTGGGCTTTACATAGAGATATATGAGGCTTCGAGTAGTCAGCCTATTTATCAGGATAGCTATGTGAGATCTGTTAGCACTGGAGTTATACAAGGCTTGCAGCATCTTGAAGGTAAAGAGGTTCAGATTGTTGTATTAGATAATGACACTGTTAATGGTGATATCTATAGCATTCATCCATCGTTAGTTGTAGAGAATGGTGAAGTTACGTTAGAAGATTGGACTATAGGAAAAACTGTAGCTGTAGGTTTAGGTTATGCAGCCATTGCAGTTACTAACGATTTAGAGGGTACTAATCCAGATGGAACAGCATTAACTCAGAAGCGTAGATTTAATGAAGTGTTTGCTCGTGTGTATGAATCAGCTATGCCTATTCTTAATGGCAATAGGCCACCAAGCAGAACTCCACCTGATCTAATGACTAATGGTGTTCCTTTGTTTAGTGGTGATGTGAGTGTTTATGACTCAGGATATAACAAAGGTGTGATAACTGTAGAGCAAGATCTACCACTTCCCACTAACATATCAGCCTTATATGGTAAGGCTCAAGGTAACAAGGTATGACAGTATCAAGCATAGTAAGAGAAGAGAGTTATATTGGTGATGGTATTAATTCACTATTTTCTTTCAATATACAAGCTAATGATCCTTCATGGATTACAGGGCAGGTTGATGGTGTAACTGTAGCAGGATCGGTAGATCTTAATGCAGATCAAATTAATAACGCGGGTGGTACATTTACATTTAGCTTGATCCCTGCGGATCAATCTGTGGTGACTATTCTACGGACTGTTCCTTTAACTCAAGAATTATCGCTTCCTGATTTAACGCCATTCCCTGCACGTAATGTAGAAGATGAGCTAGATAAGCTTGCAATGTCATTAACACAATTTATCCCTAGTGATAATGCAGTGTTTAATGATGTAACTGTAAATGGTGTTTATCTAATATCGGATGGAGCAGCTACTGATTTTCTAGCAGCAGATGGTTTGTATAAAACTGTCGTTACTGGAGGTGGTGGTGTGTTAGGTGTTCAAAGTGGTGTAAATATCACTGTGGATAACACTACTCCAGAGCTTCCAATAATTAATCTAAATAACAATATTAATATTAATACTATTGAAGGTAGTGGGTGTGAATTTGATTTTATACAAGGCGATAGAATTGTTACGCTAGAATTTGAGCTAGTTAGAGATACAGAGAGTGTAGCTATATTGCCTCCATTATCTCTGCCTAGTAGTTATGTTGTTAGATATCCAAATGCTTCACCTGTTGCTGTTGATAGCATAATGGCAACATCTCCTACTGGCGTTTCCGTTTTTAAAACTCAAAGTGAGCTACGGCTTCCAATCCGTTCATCTTCAGCTCCCTCTGATATAACAAGGCGATGGGAGAATAGTATAGATGAGACTACTTATTATTATGATGGCTCTCACTGGGTTAGTGAACAAGAGTTTGATTTTCTAGTTAATGATGATGGTGGATTTAATAATGGGGTTTATGCACTGTTTGGAGCTACCAGAATGAATGCGGGGCGAGGGATAGCTATTCCAAAAAACATCAAACTTACTCACACATCTTTTTCTCGTGCCGATACGAATGCGGGAACACTTACTTACGCAGTTAATGGTGTTGATGTTGATGGCGCAAATACAGGCTCAAGCTTGTTTGGTGATGTGACTAACAACAATCAAGTTCTGGTTGGTGCGGGAAGCTATCTAACAGTTAGGTGGATAGGAGCTAATACAAGCAATATGATTTCTCAATTATGGTATAGACGTTATGCAGTTTAAAAATATAGCAGATCATGTGGTAAATATATCTTCAATTGGTGATATAGCTGTTGGATCTATAGTAGATACAAAATCTCTAAATTTACTAGATTGTCAGGTATTAGGTGAGTGGGGCATATATGCAGCAATTCAAGAGGATTGTATATGTATTTATAAAAGTGGTGCAACACTAACGAAACAGGAAAGTTTGGATTATTTTATTAGCCCGAACTTATAGGTGATTTATGGCAAGCGTAGTAGATATATGTAATCTCGCGTTAGGTAAGTTAGGTGGCTACAGGATAGCCAGTATAGATAATCCACAATCTGATATAGAAGAGCTATGCTCATTATATTATCCAATTGTTAGGGATCTAATGTTAGAGAAAAGAGATTGGACTTTTCTTACAAAGCGAGTGGTGCTAAGTAATCCTGTGGCTAATCCCCCTGCATGGGGATATGGGCAGGCATTCGCTGCACCTAATGATACATACAGAATTATAGATGTCAGGCAGAATGATTTAGATAATCAGCCATCTACCTTTGAGTGGCGTTATGAGAGTGGGCAGATTGTTTGTGATGCTTCTGTTATCTATGTTAGGTATATCACAAAAGATGTAGCAACCACATCATTCTCGCCTAACTTTCTAATGACATTTGCTACAACACTTGCATCGCACATGTGTATACAGGTTACAGAGAATGCGAAATTACGAGACAGTTTGATCAATGAGTCTGAAGTTCTCTTGAGAGAAGCCTGTGGTAACGATAATTTACAAGGAAAATCTCAAAAGATTAATTCATCTAACATAATTAGAGTGAGGTAGTTATGTGGCAGGCTTTAATAGGTGGCGCACAAATAGCGCAGGGCTACATGGCAGGCAAGGATGCAAGGAGTGCAGGCAAGACTACTAGCAGAAATATCATGCGGCAAGCTGAAGAAGAAATCCGCAGGCTAGAGATTCAGCAAGATTTCAACATGGGAACTAATATAGCAAATTTAGGTGGATCAGGTATCACTGAAACATCTGGCACTGCTAGTAGCAATCTAACTGAGTTAGCGACTGAAAACATTAGGCAGGTACGGTGGGCTAAAGAATCTGCAAAAATGGCTGCTAGAGAAGCAAGAGCAGGGGGGCAGGCAGCATGGTATCAAAGCACGTTAGGTGGTGTAACTGCTGCTGCGAATACGTGGTCTAACAATATATAATTGAGGCTGTAAATGAAAATTCAAAGACCAGTACAGGCAGGCGTGCAAGCCTTAACTAGCCCTAGTGTTAATAATGAAGTTGCTAAAGGGCAGGCTGTAATAGGGGCTATTGGTGCGGTTGCTACACTAGGTAAAAAATTAAGTGACTCTCAGAAGAAAGTAGATAATACGCTTAGTGATAATCAGGCAGAACTAGACGCTTCAGACTGGGCAGCACAGGAAGCTGAGTTAGTTGCAAAGCTTCAAACCTCATCTTCCTTATCTATAGATGATCCGTTAGTTGAAGGTGAGATAGCTGACAAGTGGTTAGAGAAAAATAACTTTCAATACCCGTTAGCTCCATCTATTCAGATACCAATGGAAGAAGTAGCTGCTGAAGTTTACGATATGCATACGAAAGAGTATATGAAGCAGTATGGTAAATCTTCATCTAATCCTGCCTTTGTTAAGAAGGTATCACGCATTAGGACTAGCAGCGTTCCACAGGTATTTCTGCATGTAGCACAGCTACGGAATAAACGAGTTGTTGCACAAAATAACGCTTTAATTAAATCTGCTGTAGAAGCAGGTGATGAAGAGTCTGCATTAGGCTACTTAAGCAAAATGTATAAGCAGGGTGCTATCGATCCAGAGCAAGCACAAGCTAAGTACACTGAGATCACGAGTGAGATTGATACGGTTTTTGTAACTCAGATGATTAACAATATTAATGATCTAGAGGGATTATCTGTTGTGCAGGATTCTCTAGATACAGGTGAGAGAGCTGTACTAGGTGAAGATGGTGAGGTGGTTTATCAGGACTTAAGGCTTAATCAAGGGCAGCGTAATGCACTTGAAAAGGATCTTGAAGCTAGGCGCAACCAGATAGAGGCTGAATATAAAACCACACAATCTAACACCTATGATCTAGGTGTAGAGATGTATATCAGAGGCGAGCTTACTGGGCAGTGGGTGGCTGATAAATTGAAGAGCGATAAGATAACAGGTGAGAAAGGATCTGCACTTGTGGCTATGTTAGAGAAAGGTCAGCGTTCTCCAGTCACATCTAATAAGACAGCATTGAGCAGATTTAAAGGGCAGATTGCTGCGCTACGTTATGTGCAAGGTGATGATGTAACAGTCATGGGTAAATCTGAAGCTCTTAAGCAGTTAGTGTTAGAGGCTGCTACTGGTCGAGATAGGAATGGGAATATAACAGGTAACGAGCCATTTATAACAGGGCAGGATCACCTAGAATTAATCAATGCTATTAATGAGCAATCTAACAGTATTTTGCGTAGTCCAGAGTATAAGGATGCAATGGGTGAGGTGAAGTCATATACAGGTGTGAAAGATATGCTCTCATCATTATATGGCACTGCACCACAGCGTACAGCGTACAGTGATTTTAAAAGAGATCTTGATGCCTATATGGATCAGGAAGGTGCAGATGCAAAACCAGTAACATGGGTGAAGCAAAATAAGGCTGCATATAATCCTGATGTTTATAAAGGGAAAGCGCAGAAGCGTTTAATGACAGCTTACCCAGAGTACGCAAGTATGACTAAAAAAGTTACCAAAGAAGATACTAACGGTAATGAAAAGGTTGTGGATGAGTTAGATGATAATCAGGTTAAGCGTAGTATATTTAAAGCATTGAAAAGTAGATCAATGAGTGAGATAAGTGCAGAGCGTAGGCTATCAATACTTACAGGTGATGATGTGGATATAGATATGGAAACCATAAAATCACTAGAAGATCCAAGCGATTTTTATGAGGTTCTATACAGTGATAAATTATAACGAATTACAGCAGGCTACTATTGAGGCTGATGAAGCAGATGCGCATGATCTAAGGATGGAGAAGTCAAATGAGGCTGTTACTAAATTACAATCACAGCCCTTATTAGATAATGCTTTCTCACAAGATAATTATGATTATGTGGGTATGCACATGGATGGTAACTCATTCGAGCCAATGAGTGAAACACAAGGCGTTAAGCTTCCTAATAAGTATCTTAAGCGTGATCAAATGATTGTGGCAGGGCATGATGTATCTGCTAACAATGTTATAGCTAGTCGGTTTGATGATACGCATGGACTTATAGAAGATGGTGTGATTGAGCTGCGCAATTCTTATACGGATTCAGTTAATGGTTTATCTGCTGAAGCTGTACCTGCATTGAGTAAGGTAGCGTTAGGAGTTCAATTAAATGGATCTGATTATGCTACGTTTGCAGCAGAGATAAGTGGTGTGCCTGAAGAGCATAAGCTTGCTGCTTGGAATGCAGCCACAGGTGCGGCAAATGAGAAGCTATTAATAGATGCGATTGAGAATAATCAGATAGCACCTGTGGACTATGAGTTCCCAGAGATGGAAGATGAATTTGATATTGATCAGTTACGTGAAAGTGAGAATTATACTTTAGCTTCTAGAGCGTTATATAAAACATTGCTAGGTGAAGAGTTTAAGGGTACTGATCAAGAGGCTCAAGATTTTGCTTTCCGTCACATGTCACAAGTAAATTGGAATGTACCTTATTTAGCGATGATGGCTAATAGAGCTATGAATGGCAATGATGAAACTAAGAGGCAGATCTATGCATTCTTAGTGTTAGATGAGCGAATGGGTGCATCATGGGAGCAGACAGGCAGAAATCTAGAGTCGTTAGCATTAGATCCATTTACTTATCTAGGATTAGGTGTAGGGAATGTGGCATCAAAAACAGCGCAGTATGCTGCTAAGAGACAATTAGCGGGATGGATATCTAAATCACTAACTAAACCTTTCACTAGCACAGCAGCTAATACAGGCACTATCTATGGAGCAGGCTTCACTGGTATTGATGATTACTTTAAGCAGGCTATTGAAGTAGAGGCTACAGATAAGGAAGAGATTGATCTAGGGCAGACAGCGAAAATGACAGGATTAGGTGCAGCAGGTGGATATATTACAGGTGGGCTACTAACACCTGAGACATATCGCACTGGATCTAAAATAGTTAAGAATGCTTATGAGAAGTTTCTAGAGATGCCACCTGCACCTAGTATGGGTGGTGCTGCTTCTCAGCGCGGATCTGTGGGTGATCCTAACTTGCCTGCTACTATAAGTGAGCCAGTGTTGGCAGAGCCTACCTATCTTGAGATAGAAAAGGCATTGGTTAATTTACCTAAGAAAGCTAACCCTGCTGAATATCAAAAGCAGATCCAGAACTTAGTTGATAAAGGTAAAATTAAGAAAGATGAATTATTGTGGTCTGGCATAGATGATTGGTTAGACGTTCAGCGTAACGATAAGATTAGTCGTGAAGATATTGAAAGCTTTTTAACTTCTAACTCTATGAAGATGGAAAAGAGAGTTATTGGTAAAGAGGGTGGCGATGTTAATGATGATGAATTTCTCAATGAGATATGGCGCAACAGAGATTTTGTGATAGATGAGCACATGAGTGACTCTTACGCAAGTGATTATGTCGATAGTGAGTTTGACCATTATCAATCTGAAGCTCGTAGTGGTGATATGTTTACCGATGAACTTGAAGAAGCATCTAGACAAGTTGTTGCTAAAAGTATTGGCAGTATTACAGATGAATTAGGTTTCCCAGAGATTGCAGACAGTGATGATTTAGTTGAAGCTTTAAAAGATGGCAGAGTTGATGTTGTTGATTATATCAATAAAGTAAAAGAAATAGGTGATAAGTTAGATAAGAAAATTGTAGATGCTGTTGAGAGCAGTGACTACCTTAGTGAAGAGTATATGTGGGAGGCTAGAAGTGAGCTGAATAAGCGTAGTTATAGAACAGCTACTGGCTATGACCGTGAGAGATACGATGCTGATCTTGATAAGCTTATGCTTCGCAATGCCATGATTAATGTGATGGATGATGTGCCTACACATTTTGAAGAATCACTTAGAGATCCGTGGTTAGTTGATGCTATTGAGGACACGATAATGGAATACGCAGAAAGTTCGGCTGCGGAATATGCACCTAAAGTTTATAGGGATGCATCTACAGGTTATGAAATTATTGGCAATGACGAATACGGTGATGGATGGAGAGTTTATGATGATAGAAATAATCTTGTAGACGATTATGCCACTTCACGCGAATCTGCTATTGATGAAGCATGGAATCACTTTATAGAAAATGGTAACTATAGTTCACAAGATGGTGGTGATGATGTAACTCAGTGGAAGAATATGTCATGGGAAGGAGAAGGTGATACAGCTAATCTTATAGAGCCATACACTGAAACTATGTTTACTATTAATGAAGATTATATGCTTGAAAAGTTTGGGCGTAATGATACATCTGCTAGTGGGCATTTTAGCAATCAAGATAATCTGTTAGCTCATGTGCGTAGTGCAGGCTATAAGGATAATAACTTTAAAAAGAATAGGATGATATTCGAGATGCAGAGTGACTGGCATCAAGGGATTATGAAATCACGTAAGCGTAAACTTGAAGATATAGGTGAAGCTCTTAACGAGTCACCTACTGATCTAGCTAAGATATTTGTGCGTGAGAATTTTGCCACACCTCCATCTGGCAACTTGTGGGCTAAAAGGCAGCGCGAATTAATGAAGGAAGGTGATAAAGCCTATAAAAAATTTGTATCTCTTCTTAAGGGATCAGATCAAGCGTTAGCGGATGGTGAGTTTGGGAAGATATCTGGGCAGCTTAAATACAATGCCCTTGTTATGGCTTCACGTAGATCTGCTGTTGATCCGAATCTTTCTTTTAATGAAGCTATGGGATCTGCTTTTGAAATAAGTAAAGAGGTTAGAGAAGCTGCATGGGAAGATTTCGGTAATGAGCTTATTGAAAGGTGGCCTTCAGTTTTTCCATCGTACTCAGGTGAACTTGCAAAGATTAGTGGAGAGAACGGTGCTGATCTAATGCATATTCGTGGTGCAGACTATATGCATCTAATGACGAAATATTCTGATAATGTTAGTGGCTCAGATTTTGATACTGATAAACACATGTTTGCACAAGATAGCGAGCGTGGTGATTTTGCTGAGTGGATGAAAGAGCAGTTTCAAACTAACGTGAATCTACAGAAAG